CGCTTCTCGTCCTCTCGGGCACGACGCTTTACGAGGCCCGGAACTTAGCCAAGGGCGTTGGCAATGCGGACATGTACCCCGTGGCGGGGAATATCCACAAGGGTGGAAAGGCCACGTTCACCCAGCTCGGGTCTACGGTCTACATCGGCAGGGAGAACGGGTTCCGGCCTCGGAAGTACGACGGGCGATACCTGGACTGGGTCGGCATCAAGGCGCCACTGACGGCCCCGTCTGCAAGCGCAGACAACCACGCCAGCGGGTCGATCCCAGACGGCACCTACTACATTTACTGCACCTACGTGAACGCGGAGACCGGCACGGAGTCAAACCCTAGCCCGGGTCACCCGGTGACGATTAGTGGCAGTGACGATGCGGTCGGGTCAATCAACCTGCCCGTCAGCACCGACCCTCAGGTGAACCGTCGCAGGATCTACATATCGACTGCCGGGGCCACGGAGAACGCCGCGCCCATCTATCTTGCGGTCACGGTGGAGGACAATGTCTCCACGTCGTACGCCGCCGGCATTTACACGTTCCCCGACACCACGACCGCCGTATCCATCGCGGACTTCAACGTGAACACAGAGGCCCCTGCCGGATCTCTTGTGAAGTCGTTCAAGGATCGGCTGTGGGTTTCGGGTAGCCCACTCACCCCGAATCGCGTGCATTATTCTGGCGTGTTGACGCCAGACTCGTTCGACGGCACCGCGTATTTGGGGTTAGACCAGGACACTGGCGACAAGATCACAGGCTTCGCTCGCTTGCTGAACCGCATGGTTGTGATGATGCGGGACGGCAAGGTCCAGCTCACAGCGAGTGGCCTGTCCGACACACCGTTTTCTGTCCAGGTTGTCTCGCGTGACCACGGTGCGGTCGGGCCGCAAGCGGTCACAGAGTTTGACGGGATTCTTGCCTACTTGGGCGAGCGCGATGTGAACCTGTGGGACGGCGGGCAGCCCCTGAACATCTCCTCGCCCAATAGCGCCGACCGTCCGTCTATCCAAGACACTGTCCGCACGGCGCTTCAGCGGTCGCGGCTCAGTTCCGCCGCGCTCCAGATCAACCGGACGCGGCGCCAGGTCTGGCTCTCCGCGACCCCGTCAGGAGACACGCGCAACACGATGCAGCTCGTGTTCGACTTGGAGACCGGCACTTGGTCTCGCTACTCCGGCATGGACATCGACGCGATGTCCGAGGTCGAGGACGGGAACGACGACGTGGACCTGTACGCGGGCATCAGGGGCTATCTGTGCAAAGTAGACGAGGGCGACTTTGACGGGCTGGCCGATGTGGTCTTCGGGGTGGCTACGGGGGGAAGCGACGACACGCTCGTAGACACCGCCGCGTCGTTTTCCACGACGGCTCTGAAGGGCCTGTACCTCTACTGGTACGACATCTCTGCCAATGTCATGCGCTCCAGCCGCATCCGCAAGAGCACCTCTACGACGCTGTACTTGTACGACAACAAGGACGGCGTTGAGCCTGCGGCGGGCGACATCTACGTGGTCGGTGGCATCCAGTGGTACGCGGACTTCGTCGCGGACTTCGGGAACCCGATGATGGCGAAGAAGATTCACTGGCTGCGGCTGGCTGGGTCCTCGTCGCTCGACGGGAACCGGATCCGTGTTCAGGTCGCGGCGGAGAAGCCCGCGAGGGACTCTGCGTGGAACGCCGCTGCGACAGAGTACATCGACACATGGACGGCCTCCGAGACGTACAAGTTGATTGGCGTAGGAGGCCTTGGCCGGTCCTTCCGGGTGCGTATTTCCGACACCGGGTACGCATCTGCGAGTAGCGCCGACGCCGTCCCCATGGGCGGGCGGATCGAGGTCTATGAGTGGGAGTTGGAAGGCGAGGAGATTGACCTCCAATGAGCATGGAGTTCTCGCTTCTCAACCCGCCACCTCCGGCGAGTGACGGCGCAGAGCAAACCACGCAATGGCTCGAGTTGCTGCGTGAGACTCTGATCCTGTACTTCGCGAAACTCGCGGAGCCCGGGTGCGGCATCAGCCTTGACGACGACAACAAGTTGCAGGTCAAGATAGACGGGTCGAAATTGTCGTGCTCCGACTCCGGCGTGACCGTTGTCGAGAGTGCCCTGGCGCACGCAAGTTTGTCGGGGCTCACAGGAGACGCCCATTCCGACATGGTGTTTGACGCTCCGGCCACGACAGACCGGAATGTGATTCAGCCGGGCGCTGCGGCGGCGGTGGCGCTGGTCCTGAAGAACCATGCGTCACAGAGCACCAACTTGACCGAGTGGCAGGCGAGCGATGGCGGCGTCATGGCCTCCGTCTCGCAAGCTGGCTACCTGACCATCAGAGGCTTAAGCGCAGACAACAACCAGATCGTCAGCGTTGCGGAGGCGAGCTCTGGTCAGGCCCACGCTGTCCCCAGGACGCAACTGGAGAGCACTGCCAGCGGCAAGGGCGCCTCAATGATCGGCATCCAGGACGCGGGGACCTACACCAGCAACACCACCGTTGAGGCCGCGTTGCAGGAGCTGTACGGGAAATTAGGGGGGGTCGCGTGGTCGCTTTGGGTGCCGCTCCACGGGACCCAGGTGCAGGACGGGGGTACGGGGACCTTGTCCAACTCTGGCGTCGGCATTGTCTCATCGTCAGACTACGACGGGCACAGCGTGGCGGCTAACTGGGGGGCGACCAACAAGGAGGGGTTCGCGTTTTCGTGGACGGTCCCCGGCGACTTGAAGACCTCGGCGGTGGTCACTGCGAAGTTGTACTACCGGCTGTCGGGCAACCCCGGCTCGCGACATGCGTCCTATTGCGGCATCGACGCCAGGGCGGTGGCCGATAACGAGGTGACTATTTCCGGCGGTAGCCTCGCCAGCGTCGCGGCGGTCAAAGAGTTGGACGACGGCGGTTACAGCAGCGGCGACCTCGTCGTCCACAGCGTCGGCACTCTGTTCGCGGCCTCGACCCTGGCTGCCGGGGACTACGTCAAAGGGGTCGCCTACAGGGACCCGACTAACGCAGATGATGACTACACGGGAACCTGCCAGTTCGTTGGGGTCCTATTCGAGGGGACACGGAGCTTGTGAGTGGATTGACGGTCAGAGCGGTCGATTGGCGACAATACCCGGACGTTGAGGCCCTAAGGCGGCGCCTTGCGGAGCATGAGCTGACGCTATCCTCAACCTGCCGCAGGGGGTTTGATGCGCTTGCGGCGTACCGGGCGACGGTCGAAGCAATGTCGAGGCTTGCCGACCACGACACATCGACGTGGGTGGCTTACGACGAAGCTACCCCGGTTGGCTATTTGCAGTTGGCGGTTGGGTCGTTTCTCGGGCGTGGGAGTGGACTCACGGTTCGCGACCAGGGGTTCTTTGTCCTCCCTGAGTATCGTCCAGAGGCGAGCATGGCACTGTACAAGGCGGCGGCGCGAACGATTAAGGGCGCTCGAGTAAGCGCGGTGCAGGCCCTTGTGTGCGCGGAGAACATCGACGCTGCGGAGGTGTTCGAGCGGGTGGGGTTTCGGCCAGTCGCAACCGTGTACGAGAGAGAACTGAACTATGAGCTCACAGAGTAGCGCACAGAAACGGGCATCCAAACAGGCGCTCAAAGCTCCCAAGACGCTGGCAGCAGGCCAGGCGGCGTTCCTTGAGGACCCGACGTGGCTGGCGCTGAACGAGTTGATCGCACCCTACTTGGCCGATCCGTTCAGTTTGTCGGACGAGAACTTGCAGCCGATCATCGCCGGGTTGAGCGCGGCCCCGATCATGGGGGCGCAGGCGCGGACGCAAGACGCCCTCGGTCGCCTCTCAGGTATGGGTCTTGCCCGAGGCGGCGCGACCGTGGACGCAATCAGTGATGTCCAGGGGCAACTCGGGGCCGACTTGGCTGGCCTTCGCGCACGGATCCAGATGCAGCAGCTCGCTCAGATGTGGCCGGACATCCTGAACGCGATGAGCACCGGGAGCAACCTCTTGCAACAGCGTTATGCGTGGGACCGCGACATCTCCAACGCACAACTTGGGTCGGCCAGCACGTTGACGCAGTTGGCCGGTCAGCCGGGTCCGGCGGCGATGATCGGGCAGGGCATCGGGAACCTCGCCTCGTCGGCGCTCGGCGGGTGGGCGCAGAACTGGGGCGCACCGACGCCAGGGGGTTAAGAGCATGAGCGAGTTTGGAGCTGGTTTAGCACAGGGCGTCGGGCAGGGCATTGGGCCTGCGATGCAACGGGCGCAGGATCAGAGGCGTTGGCGCGAGCAGGCGGACTTCCAGCGCGAGCAGGCCGACCGTCAGCATGCTCTATCGGAGCGCCAGTTGGCCTCGCAAGAGAAGAGTGCGCTTGCCCTGGCCGACTATCGCACTCGGTCGGCTGACATCCAAGCGGAACAGGCGGGCGAGACCCGGAGGTCGAACATAGTGAAAGAGGGTCTGTCCCGCGACCAACTCGCGCTTGACACGCGAGCGCAATCCGCAAAGGAGGAGAGGGAGGAGCGACAGCACGCTTTCGCCGTCCACACTCAGGAAGGGCGGCAGGCTTTGGGGGAAAGAAAGCTCGGCCTCGAAAGGGAGGTCCACGAGTCGGGCAAGGAAGGGCGTGAGGCACAAACCGATCTCTTGAAAGCCCAAGCCATGGACAAGAGAGCGGACGCGGAGGTGGCGGGTGATCGCGCCGCAGCCGAAACGAAGGAGGCCGGTGCCAGAGCTGATTTGGCGTTGGCGCAGTTAGAGCAGATAAGAGGTGAGCCCACTCACGCGGAACGCCGTGCGGAAAGGTTGCGCGATCAGGCGAGCGAGGGCATCCAGGTCGCAATCGAAGAGTACAGGGCCCGCGCCAGGGCGGAGGGGCAGGAAGTCAAAACTGGGTTCAAGGAAATGCAGAACCTGCTCCAGAACGTGCTGGCCGGAGGGATGCTGCGGGCCCAAGGGGGCGAGGACATTGGGAAGAGACTGGCTGAAACCCTGGCGGCTCAGTACCACCAAGAGCATGGGGCAATTACTCCAGAGGTCGCCAGGCTTGCCGACCAGATCCAGAGAGTCTACGAAGGTTACGCCGGGGACGGTGCGGCCACGATGGCTATCGTTGAACGCGCCATGACGCAGGGCAGGACTGAGGTCGAGACGTTCCTTAAAAACCATTCCCGACTTACTGGAGAGATGGACAAGATCTCGCACCTACTGATGGCCCGGCCCGACATGGCCTTGGCTGACCGCGAACGACATCTCCTCAGAGTTAGCGAGATCTCTCAGGAGTTGAGAGATGACCGGGCGGCCATGGGTGCCCCGTCTCAGATCGCGACTCGGGTGTTGCTTGAGGCGAAGAAGGCGAGGGAGCAGAAGATTGCGGACGCTATCGCCCAATCGCAACCGGATCAGTCCGCTGCCCTGGCCGCGATCAATGAGGTTGAGCGGGCCGTCGGCAAAATGCCCAAGGCGCTGATACGGAACGTCCGGTATCAGGACGCGAACGGCAACACTTGGAAGTGGCATGAGGATGTCGATACAGAGGAGTTCCTAGATGTCCTGGCGCAACCCGACCAGATCGCGGCTCTCGCCCGCATCCACACGCAGCGCACTCCACCGGGAAGCGCGGCGGGGATGAGGAAACTCACTGCCGAGGATGCACTGAGATTGTTGATCAGTGTCGGTGCTGACAAGTTCCCCAACAAGGAGAAGATCTTCCAAGGGGACTTCGAGGCTGCCTACGGGGCAGAGTTCGACGACATCGAGGGATTCGGTCTCCAGTTCTCTTTCGTGAACATATTCAAGGATCCGTTGCTCGTCCGCACCGGGAGGTGACCCATGCCAGACCCACTCGATCTGATAACCGGCGCGTACATGCAGCAGAGCGCACAGCCGGGTTCTCTGCCTCTCTTCCCGTCTCTTGGTGGGCAGCAGGCCCCGTCGCCCACTGGTGGTGGCAGGCAGGCTCAGACTCCTTCGCCGGAGCAGGGGACGGCACAGCTCGGCCCCGCGATGATGACTCCGCCGACGCCCACGCCGGAAGTGCAGCCGTTGCCGGACATCTTCAATCGTCCGATTCAGGTCGCTGCTCCGCAGGCCCCGTTCCAGCCCGAACCACCGCCACCGCCGCCGCCACCGGCCCCGGCAGCCCCTTCACCGAATGCGATCAACCAGGCGCTCGCTCTTATCGGGATCCTCGGTGGGCTCCAGCAGACGGGGATGAACCCATTGTTCAACACCTTCGGGGTGGAGGGGATGGTCTCCGCCCCGCCGGGCGCGTACACGGGTGGCGGTCAGCCGCTGCTCCCTCTGGCTGGGGAATACACGGGTGGGCACCCGGGCAATTGGCTCGGCACCGGATACTGGTCAGGTGGAAACTTGGGCTTCGGGAGTGGGAAATGGGGGGGGGCGGGGGCGCCAGAGTATGGTACGAACTATGGTTGGGGCGGCACAGGCGTCGGTTTCAACCCATGGCTCTACGGCGCCTCCGGCGAGCACCCGAACCCCGGGTCGCAGCCATGGAGTACTTGGGAGCAGGCGATGCAGACGGTCCTCAATAGTTTGGCTCCGTCGCTACAGGCCCTCGCCCCTGTGCAGACGCTGTTCAGTTCGCCGTTCGCAACACTCGGCAGTTCTGGGGCACCCGGATGGTGGGACCCAGCGCCCAACTACCAACTCGCCGTGAATGACCCGCTGGTTAACGCCGCTATAACCGCGTTGTCCCAGTACGCGACAACACCAGGGGTGTAACGTGCCGCCACTCGGACCAGGAGGGCTCCTTCGCCCATCAACCGTGTACTCGGGGGCATCCTCTCTCCCCGGGTTGCCGGGCCTCGCGCAGTTACCGAGGCTCGGCGGCGGCGGGCAACAAGCGTCACAGCTTGCTCCGTACCTGCCGGGCGCGGCGGAAGTCTCGCGTCAGATGCAGGAGATGGAGGAGGACAAGCCCTGGTGGCAGGAACTCCTTGAGGTTCCCGACGAGATCCTCTTCGGGCAGATGCTCAAGGCGACGTTAGCCGCCGTGGACAAGGAGCCGCTGGAGGGCATCTGGGATGTATTTCGGAAGAACCCCCTGATGCAGATAATCGACATGGTGCTGCCGGGTCAGCCGCTTACTGGCGACGATGTCCGGTTCACGGACGTTCGGAAGGCGTGGGGGGGGACTGACGTTGACGAGGGCTGGGGAAACTTCTTCATCAACCTCGCGGGCGAGATACTGACCGACCCCACGTCATACATCTCGTTTGGGGCAAGCGCGCCGTTCAAGGCCGTAGGGACGGGGGGCCGGGGTCTCACGGCAGTGGGCAAGCGGACAGGCGACCTCGTCGAGAACGCCCGCTATCAGAAGTGGCTAATTGACTCGCAGCGCAGGGGGCGGGCACCCCGAGGCGTTGATGCCGGTGCCCCCGTCTTCCCCTGGGAGCAGGCGGGCCCCAGCCCCTCAGGCAGGCTTGCGGAGTTGGGCGTTTCTCGCCCCCTGGCCTCCGGCCCGGCGGAGAAGGCTATCCCCTTCGCAGAAGCGATAGACCGTGGCGCCCGGCACATGGCGGTGTTCCGCGTGCCCTTAACCAAGCGCGGGTGGATCGTCCCCACGCCGAAGTCCATGGATCTTCGGCTGGCCCGGGGCCTTGAGCGGTGGGGCAACTTCTTGAACACCTCGCCGCTGACTAAGCCCTTGGTCACGGGGTTCTCGCGGCGCGGGGCACCGGGCATAGGCGCGACCGATGGGCGTACGGCTGCGGACGCAGCGGAGATCCGAGGCTACGTTGGTGACGTGCTTGCTACGGGCGAGGAACTCGACGAGTCCTGGCGCCGCCCATTCATGGAAATGATGAACTGGATGGTCCGCCAGGAGTACGGCAAGCAGGCGCTCGAGGACACTCGCGTCCAACAGTTCATCACCACCATCTCCGAGTTGCCGCCGTCAGCAATAGACGACATGGGCAACATCTCCAAGGTGTTGCAGGAGGGTGTCGGTCACCTCAAGGCACTGAGTCGGGCCCAGCGTTCTCACAAGAACAGCCCGATGTACCGGGACTTGCTTCGGGCAGCGAGGGAGGGTGACGCTCAAGCGGCGAACTACCTCCATAGCAAGGGGCTCCCCCTGATCAATCCGGCGTCCGGCCTGATCGACGATGCGGTCTACGACATGCACGGCCTGATCAAGCGGGAGGGGATCGAATTGCCCGACCCCCGCGGGGCGGTGAGCAGGGACCGGCAACTGTACGAAGCGATGCCAGACGCGGCTACGCCCGGCATGGTCGAGCGCGGCGGACCTGGCGCGGCGATACCCGACCCGTCGAAGGAGGTGCTGGAGGCCGGTGCTGCTCAGTTCGGCAAGTTGGTCGGAGACATCAAGGCGGAGTACGGCGACGAGGCGATGGAGGCGTTCGTCAACCTCGGAGTACATGGCCGTACGCTGATGGAGAAACTCGGAGTAAGGGAGGTGGGTCAGGGGATCCTCAACCAGCTCACAGAGAACTACTTCCCACGCGAACTGACATCGCAGGTGAAGCAGGTGCTCCACGACCAGTTCATGGATCGCATCCCGGCAGCCAGCGGGGCGTCACGCGCCTTTATCGAAAAGCACTTCTTCCAGCAGGGCCGGACGATCACCGACCTTACGACGTGGCAGGCCAACCAACTCTTCTACCATCTGGGGAACCCGACCACGGGTGGCATCCCGATCAAGGAGTTCCAGGAGTCGATGGAAGCTGGGGCGAGGGCCCTGGAGGCCAAGATCTTCGACAAGAAGTTCCTGCGTGGTCTCAAGAAGTTGGCGAAGACGGACGAGTCGGCAGAGCAGGCTTGGGAGTTTTTTAACACCAACCCGTTCACGGCTTGGATGCGCCGCATCGAGCAGTCGGGCATCGCGATGTCCAACCGGGAGATGTTCAAGCATCTCCTCCATGCAGACAGTCCCCTGATCAAGTCGGAGCACACGCTACGGGAGGCGACGGAGTTGTCCGCCAAGGGCGAACTGCCGCTGCGACCTGGCCGAGTGCGAATCTTGGTCACAGGGTCGGGTCGCCAGTTGGGCGGTGCCCTGGAAAAGCCCGGAGAGATTGCTGCGCTGGGCGCCCACAACCAGAACGCCGCTCGCATGCACATCGCCCGGCAGGCCTCCCGGGACGCGGCAATGCGGGAGTTGGCGGACAGCAAGTTGACGGTGGACGAACTCATCTCTCAGATCGACGACACCCTGGTGGATGCGATCCCTCTTCAGTTGGAGCGTGTCGCCCCCGTCGCGGAGTCGCTGGAGGAGTCCCTTACTTACGGGGTCGTGTACCACAAGGAACTGAAGCGCCAGTTGTCCGAGCTCCAGAACATGGCGCTCGCGAACAAGGATGCCCGCGATGCGTTGCGGCAGTTGGTCAAGAGGGACGAACTCATCTCCGACCCGGAGATGATTGGCGCCCTCGACGAGTTGCTGGATGTTCTGGACTTGCCCCCGGCGACGGGCAAGGTGCCCAAAGCCGAAGCAAAGAAACTCGGGCGTGAAGACCTGAGGGTGTCGGAGTCCTCCGTAGCGGGGGATTCCGCCCACAGCGCCCGCATCGAGGATGTCCGTGGCCGATATCCAGATGATGCGGAGATGGCGCTGGCTGCGGCCCGGGAGCAGGGCGCCGAACTTGCAGACATCTCGACCTCCGGCGCGGCTCGCCTTGAACAGATCCGCAACTGGAAGCACGCTCTCGAACCTGCCATGCGTGAGGAGATGGACATACTCCTTCACCGCATGCGAGACCTCCGGCGGCGAAGGAATGAACAGGAGGCCTCCCTCAAGGAGTTACGCCGCGAACTGCGCGAGATGCGGACGAATGCGAGGGCGGAGATAAGCGGCGCCCGCAAGGAGGCGTACAAGGCCAAGTTGGAGGTGTGGGGTAACGCCCGCGTCCGCCAGAGGGAGGCCGACCTAAGGAAGCAACTGCGCAGAGAACGCATTCACGAAGAGACCGCCCGGAAGTTTACTGGCAACGACCTCGACCAGGAGGCTGCTCTCAACAAGATCCACGCAGAGCGCGGCGTGATGCCACTCGACGAGCTGCGTGCGGACCACCCAGAGCACTACCGCAAACTTGTGGAGAGGACGCCTGACGCCCGGGTGGTAGAGATGGACGCGGATGTCTATCAGTCGGTCTGGGGTGACCGGGGCGTATTCGAAAACCTGCGGCGCCCCGACGCTTGGGGGGACAAGGCGTTCTTCAAATGGCTCGACCAGAACACCACCTGGTGGAAGATGTGGACGCTCCTCCCGGCTGTGAAGGGCGTCCCGCTCTTCTTGAACACGCGGGCCCGCGACTACATGTCGAACATGGCGTTGCTGTGGCAGCAGGATGCGAGCCTCGGACGCGCAGCGCAACTCGCGAGGACCGGCTTGGGCGAGTTAGGGACGCTGCCTCTCCAGCGCAAGTTGGGCATGAATCGCAGTACGGGGTTCTCCCACGCCGGTAGGCAAGCGGCCAAGGTGTCTCGCGCCGTCCGGCAGATGGCGGCGGGGAAAATGCGGCCCGAGATGGCTGGTGGCGCGGGGTTCCGTGGGGCCGGTCGCGCTCGCACCGTAGATCCCGAGACTTGGCTGGAGACTCCCGGGGCGGGATTGGGAGTGACGGACGATGTGGACGCCCTGTCTGACACCATCGAGTGGACGCTGACAAACGGCGAGAAGCAGTCCATCTCTGTTGGGGGGCTGGTCGAGAAACTACAGTCCCGCGGGCTGCTCGACTCGTCATACGTCCGCGACGAGATCTTCCAGGCGCAGGGCGAGGTCCTCCTGATGGCGGCGAAGGCTCAGGGCAAGGGGCTGGCGAAGGCCCGCGCCGCCCTCCAAGGCATAATGCCTCCGCTGCTCCCAGGGGCCAAATCCAAGGCCGGGCAGAACCCTCTCAATAAGTCAGGCTTTGAGACCGCCCAACTGCTGGACAACAACTCAAAGATCACGGGGGTGATGGTGGCGCTCGAAAATGGGCACACCTTGGACGAGGCCATAGACCTGACGCGGGCATGGTCGTACGACCCCCGCAAGGGACTGACCAACTTCGAGCGCACCAAACTCCGCCGCGTCATCCCGTTCTATGCGTGGTCTAAGTTCGCGGTTCGGTCCCAGGTCCAAGCCTACTTCACCCGCCCTGGCACGGTGACCGCTTGGGAGAAGTTGCGGGACAGCGCGGACAAGATGATCGGGATGTCTCCGGCGGAGCGCGAGCTCGCCGTACCCGACTTCATCAACTCGCAGTTCGGAGTCCCGTACCGCCGAGATGAAAACGGCAACCCAGAGTTCGCCATGTTTGGCGGCTACTTCCCAGTGGGGGACATCGCCCGCATCGTCCACTCGCTGGACGAGATGAGCAAGTCTGGGAGTGCGGGGACGGGGGTTGTGCGAGGCGCCGCCCACTACGTTGGCGAGAACGTCCACCCCTACATCAAGGCGCCGGTGGAGACGATCTTCAACTACAGCACTTTCAACCAGAGGGAGTTGGAGTTGTACCCTGGGCAGCCGACCGAGATGTTCGGCATAGAGATGTCGCGCAAGGCGCGGCACATGCTCAGGGTTGTCCGCGTGGGCAACGAGGTTGACAAGTTGTGGCCGGTATCCAACAAGCAGGCCACCGCACTACTGGCGGCCCGGACACCCGGCACGGTTGACCCGTCCAGCATGGGGAGGAAGTTCTGGGAATCCGCGTTGAACCCGATGCCGCGCACGCGCACAGCAGACGTGGACAAGGCGATGACCTACAAGTTGGCGCAAGCCGAGAGGCAAGAGGGGCTCTTGCGAGGCCAGTTGCGTAAGGCCCTGGAACACCCAGAACGCCGTGGGTCGGGCAAGGCACCGGAGGTGCTTCGACAGCTCCTTGCCCAGGAGATGGCGAGGATCAAGTACATCCAGGACCAGCAGCGGGAGAGGGCCTCGCGGGCTCTGATGAGAGGACGGGCGACGTGACGAACGGCGATGCGGAGTTCCGGGGGGCCACCAAGGTCGAGATCTCTCACTTGCGAGAGCAGATCAAGGAGATCCGGTCGGACTTGAAGTCTATCTCTGACGGGCTGATCCAACTCGAGTCGTTCCGGTCCCGCGTCCTGGCGCTCGCCAGCGTCGGGGCGGGGTTGGCGACGTTGATCGTTCAGTTCGCGCTGAACAAGGTGGGGAGTTAACCATGAGGGCAATTTGGTCGGCCATCCTTCGGATGTTGGGTGTGCCCGAGACTGACCCGGTGGCCGACATCAAGAAGCGGGTCGGAGATGCAGAGCGCCGTGCGGGGGAGATGGAGCGGGTCACCCTGAGCTGGACGGCTGCCGACCTTTCGCCTCAAGACCTGAAGGACTTGGGGATCCGCAGGTGATTAGCGGCATCCTCCGGGCGTTCTTCTCCGCTCTCTTCCCCTTCCTGTTCAAGCCCAAGGAGAAAACTGTTGCCACGACATCTGATCAAGCTCCTCGCATTCTCCGCTACGACATTTCTCGTGGCGTGCTTGAGCGGTTGCGTCGGAAGCGACTCTCCGAGGGTAGTCCTGGTCCCACCGATAATGTGGGTGGAGACCCCGACGGGTCCGGTGGTGAGTGACCTGATAAAGATTGGGCCTGAGGCGTACGCCAAGGTCTATGTTTTCAGCAAGGGGGAGTGGCAACTGTCCTCTGAGGAAGTGCGACTGCCGGAGGGCTACCTCCTGGTGCCTCCGCCCCCACATTCCGACAAGGAGGGGAACTGATGTGGAGTGCAATTAAGGGCCTGCTCGCCAGCAAGAAGGCGTTGGCCGCCGCCGCCGGAGTCATCGTCACACTGGTCGGCAAGCTCGGGATCCAACTGGACACGGATGCGTTGGTGGTGTTGATCAGCCCCATCGTCGCGTTCTGTATCGGGCAGGGGATTGCTGATAACGGCAAGGAGGCGGCGAAGGTGTCCGCGGACACCACAGCGTCGAGTTGACGTGGCAAGAAGCGGCTACTCCCCAGAAGAGCAGCTTCAGTACCTCATCACCGCGGCCCGGAACGTGGCGAGACGCACAGGCACCGTGCGGCAGACCGACCTGAGGCTTGAGCTGGCGGCCACTGGCGCTCCGATAATGTCTGAGTCCAGTGTCCGGCGGGCGTTTGGGTACACGATCTCGGACATAAAGCGCCACGTCATCCGGGGCGACCCCTTGGCGGCTCGCAGCGAACGCGAGCCTGTGGAGACGGTGGAGTACGACCCTGACAAGGGCGTAGACCCAGAGGCTGTGTGGGATCGACTGAGGACTCACGCCTCAGAAAGGATCGACCGGGAGATCGCGCAGCGGTTCCGCTCTGTAGACCTGACATCGTGCGCTGGGCCTGTCGGTCTGCTGTTGATGGGGGATCTGCACGTCGGTCACCAGGCTGTCGATTACGCCCGAATTGACTGGTGCGTAGAGCAGGTGCGGAGAGATGACATCCCGGTGCGTGCGATCCAGATCGGAGACGCAACCGACAACCTGTTCTGGGCAGTGAGCGCCATCCAAGCGCAAACGACAGAGATCCCAGAGCAGGCGGTCGCCGTGGCGAGGGTGTTCGGGCTCATGGGTGACCGCTTGTTGGGGGTTGTCCCTGGGAACCACGACCAGTTCGGGCAAACCCGGAGCGGGCAGTGCATCTGGGACACGGTCGTTGCCCTGTGCCCTGGCTTGGTCTACGACCCGTATGAGTTGGTGCTCGACATCCGAATTGGCGAGGTGGTGTATCGATGGGTGGTGCGTCATCAGGTGAGGGGGCGATCCCAGTACCGGGCGTCTCACGGCGTAGATCGCTGGCACCTGTTTAACGACGCGCACCTGGACGCGGACGCGGTGGTCGCCGGGCACACGCATACGTCGGGTTACGCGCACCGGGAGATGAAGGGGAAGAAGCGCCACGGCGTGCAGCTCGGCTCTTACAAGAGCCCGGAGGGGATCGGTGACGACTACGCGACGAAGCAGGGTTTCGCGTACGGGAACTACAACCCCGACATGGTCGCCATCTTGCACCCGGACATCCGGCGCATCGAAGTGTACGAAGACTCAGAGCGCGGGCTAACCGTGCTCGAGTCGCTGTGGAAAGGGAAGACCCAGAAGTCATGGCCTCGGAAGAGATCGGGCCGGAAGACGAAGCGCAGGACGAAAGCCACGAAGGGTGCGCCGAAGACGGCGTAACGCTCTGGCGGTTCGTGCTCTCGTCAGACGGCGAGAACTTCTACGAAGTGCATTTGCTGAACAAGGGGGAGCCCAACCTCGGCACGGTGATCGAGCGCCACCTCTCCCCGGACGGCGAGGTGCTGCCATGCTTTTGGCGTAGCCAGTTTCCACGGCCCAAGGCGGTGAGAGCCGATTACGTCGTTATGTACCAGCAGGTCCTGTTGGACACCATTGAGTGACGAAAGGGGGCGGGATGCCCAAGGCAGGCGGGAAACAATTTGCGTACACCAAGGCGGGGAAGCGTGCGGCGAAGGCGTACGCCAAGAAGATGGCGAAGTCCAAGGTGACCAAGAAGAAGGTCACCAAGAAGAAGAAGTGATATGAGCTCTCAACAAGCATTCCATTCGGAGCCTGCGGGAACGATGCGAGGTCCGGCTGGCCGGCCTTTGCGGCCACACGAGGTGAGGACCCTGGGGCAGGGTGCCTTTGGCAGCACTCCAGCTTACGAGGAGGCCTTGCGGGCATCGCAGATGCACCACCGCGTTCCAGAGGTGAGCCCGGCAGACGTAGCCGCAATTGATGCGGCACTCACCCGGCCTCCGACGCAAGTGGTCACAGCGCCTCCGGGTCCGGCACCGATGCCGATGCCGAGAGCAGCGGCACCTCTGCCGCCGGGGGGCGGCGCGGCTGAACAACCCCGCCCGCCGGTCCCCGCCGGTCCCCACTGGTCGTACGGGCAGCCGTTCCCAGACAACTGGCAACCCCACAGCAGGCCTCCGGGTCCGGCACCGATGCCAATGCCCGCCGTCTCCGCGCCTCCGGGTCCGGCACCGATGCCGATGCCCGCACCTCCCGCGCCAACGACGATCTCGCCTACCGGGCAAACCGGGGCGGACCTGGTGGACGCGCTGGACCCCCAGCTCGACTACTTGGTAGGCCAGATCGGGGACCTCGCTACTGGACTGAACCCAGAGGACGTGGCGACCGCGTGGCGGCGCAACAACATGGACGGTTTCGTGAATGCGTTCGTCCGCTCTCGCGGCCCGGAAGCAGGGGAGAAACTCCTCGACACGCTCTTCCGCCGTCACTTCCACAACCGACCGGAGATGGCGCCCATCTGGGACGCTATGGTCAGTGAGATCGAGAAGGGGCTTCAACTCCCCGGCGGGGTGGGACTCGACACAGGTGGTCGCCAATACCTGGACCCCCTTCAGGGGCCCGGGGCGCCAGAGCCGCCTCGGTTTTCGCCAGACCCCACGACCTTCAGCGGGTTCCGGCGCCAAGAATAAAAAACAAGACGACTGAACCTCGCCGCCCGGCGGGAGTATGAGCAAGGGGGGAACTCGCAATGAGAGCCTTTCTCGTACTGGTTGTCTTGGCGGTCTGCGCTTGCGGTCAGGTCGTCATACCAAGGGTAGTGACGGACGAGTCGGTGCATGGGCTGACGGTGACCGCGGATCTCGCGTTCTACACCCCGGCGCACGACGAGATTGTGACCGAGTGGTTCGTGTTCCTCACCCCGGACCTCTCGGCGTCGAGCCCGAGGACGCTCCCTCCTACGGCGAACTGGGGGGGCGTGCCTCCCCCGGAAGGGCTGCCGATGGAGTGGCTCGGCGCTCCAGCATCCCCGCCGGTCGGGCCGGTCTACGCGCCCACTGGGGTTACCGGAGAAGTCCTCCCATCGCCGTCTGTTTTCGGCGGCGGCTCGTGGGCTTACGCCGCAATGGGTGCGTCCTTCTCCGGGTTCATGGAGTGCGCTGTCTGGGCCATCCCTCCGTCGGTCAATCCTCTCGGGTGGAACGCCTACTTCGTGGGGTACACCGCCAGTGACTCGTACGGGTTCCGGTTTTGGGGTCTGTGGAGCGAAGTCCAGTGAGCGCCAGCCTCGCGGCTCTTATGCTCGTGTTCCTGGTCCTGGCGTGGAGCGCGAGCAAGGACGAGGGGCGTCACCGTCGGTAGCGGCCACGCACCTCCGCAAAGCAATGGCGCTCCTCAATCGCGGCGCACTTGTCACAGGGGTCTCTCGTCGCTGAGACGTGCCTCGCCCCGCAGGTCCGGCAGTAGAGCCCGGGATCCCTGGGAGGAAGGGGGCGAGGGTCCCGCTCCCGGGCTGCTCTGCGCTTACTCAGAGTCATTGCCCTCAATCGCCTCCACCGGGACGAGCTGGACCTCTTCCAGCCCGATCTCTCTCTGCTCGTCAGCGACTACCGCTCGCCGCAGCAACTGGCTGTCTTCTGTGGACATGGGGCACATCTTCAGAGTCTTGCGGATCACGGTCTTGAGGGCCATGGCCTCGTAGTCGGTAGACCAGGGCCCGGACCCAGAGGCTTTTGCACGAGAGCGGATGCGGTCCACGTCGTCCTTGGTCATGATCTCCCACTGGATGCCGCCGTCCTTGAGACGGACCACGCAGTAGACGTGAGTCATCGCGCCCGCATTGGACATCGCGGGGACGTGGCGGAGGACCGGCTCAAGCCCGTACGCGACATCGAACTCGTCGTTCGCACGGACGACCCGGGCCTCCACGGAGGAGACCTCCCCAGTCCTCCTCGCGAGGGTCATGAGCCCGCGGTAGCCAGGGATCAACTGGCACTTCTGGCCGTACGGCACCAGGTATGCCTCCCCCAGCACGCTGTCGGGCATGAGGGAGAGGGCCGCGGCCTCGTTGATCGCCCCGATGACCGACTCCACGCTGCACTTCTGGAGTTGCGGCGTGGTGCCGAACGCGGTGAGGGCTACTCGCTTGAACCGCTCGACATCCACCCCCTTGGCGAGCATGCTCTGAAGCTGCGATGTCCGGGCCTCCAGCATCTGCCCGAAGTTCTGAACCTTTTGCCGTGCGGTGACTGCGCCTGCCATTACTTGTGCCTCCTCAGGATCCGTGTGGTGCGCTCCGGGTGCTCCACCGTGTACGCCTTGCGTACCTGCGTCTTCCAACTGTAGCTAACGCCGTTCGGCAGCACTCCCGAAGTGTGCTCACCTATGGCCCTTTTGAGTTTGTTCTCCAGTTCCTTCTTCTTGTCGCCCATGTCCTTGAGCGCCTGCTTCACGCTGACGAGCTCGTCGTCGAGGTCGGTGAACATGCCCGTCAGCGCGACACTGCCTTCGCTCAGGCTGGCGGGGTACATGAGGGAGAGGACTTCCCCGTCACCGGCAGTCGTCTCGTCGGGCGGATCCCCCGCCTCCAGCCGCTCGTGGAACTCCTTCACCTTCGGCAGCAGCTCGTCGTGGATGAACTCGTCATCTCGCTCGATCTCCCACATCTCGAATTGCCGAGCGTTGAACAGCGCCCCGACCGTGACCATGTTTGACCGGGTCACCGCCATCTGCACTTGCACCTGGCACTGGACATGAGCAGGCACGCCATCCTCCCAGTGCTTGGTGACCGAGGTGACCTTCGCCTCGCCCAACTCTGGGAACGGCTCCTTCAGCGAAGGGATCACGCCAGCCCCTCCGACGATGGCGTCGGGGGTCGCGTGCAGGTACGGGAAGTCGGGGTTCACGAGCCCGATCTCGAACTCCGAGAACGTCTTCCCCTCGCTCTTGTCCGTCATGGCCTGAAGCACGGCGGTCTGGAGCCGGTGCCCCCACTCTGCCGCCTCGCTGGCAATGGGGCCGTCGTCGGTCAGCCCGATCTTGTTGGAGAACAACTTCAGGGGGCTCGACCAGGGGTTGAGGCCGAGGATGGTGGCAGCTTCGCTCGCGCCGATGGATGATTGCCGCCACTCGAGCCATTTTTGGCGCTGATTGACCGCATGGGGACCTTTTCTGAGAGCTTCCATCCCCTGATATTACGGTCGGGGCGGACAGTCAGAGGAGGATGGAGTCGGGGTCTGGGGCCCCTGCGTCCGGGGGCGTCATCTCCGGCCCGGCAAGAGGCATCTTTGCGAGCGCCGACCAGAGTTCCGCCGACCAGCACCAGACTCGCTGGCTCGCGGGATCCCGGCGAACCACCTCATGGAATGGGTGATCTGGGTCGCTGGTCGCTCGTCGGGTGCTGCGAGAGGACATTCCCGCGTACTTACCGATGACCCGCCAGCCGCGGAGGATGCGGGGCCATTCCGCCGGGTCGGCGGGCACTTTTCGCTCCTCAGGAGCAGGGGGCAGATCTGTCATGGACGGGTGATTTTACAGCTATTCAGGCCCATCCGCAAACGAGGGACCTTCTGGAGTACTTACTCCAGAGGGTAGGCGGATGGGGCAGGGACCTTCGACAGTGGCAGCTCTCGAACGTCCTGAAGAGGGGCGGTAAGTGGTGACGGCCAAACCCTTTGCGTCTCCGACCGTCCGACAGTGGAGGCTCTGGAACGGGGGGCGCCACCTTCTGGAGTACTACTCCAGAAGGTACTCCAGAGGGTAGCGAGGGGACGCCGTGCTATCATGCCCGCGACGACGCCACACCTTGGCGCGGCATCGCCGGGTATGCGTCTCCCCGGCGACACACCACCCGCGCCAGACTGAGGGTTAGTCACTGCCCCCGGAAGTCTCTCGCGAGGACTCTCGGGGGCGCTTTCTTGCCCCCAGAGACTTGCGCCCCGGCGGGCCACCCTCTACGCTCCCATCCTGGGCGACGGAGACGCACCCTAAGCCCCCCAGATTGGTTCGCCGCATCTGGGCACCAAAACGCGGCCACGTCCCACAGGGGGCCGGAGAGACGCGCTACCGGCTTGGGCCTACAAGACGAAAAACTGCGGGGGCCTGAGGGTGTGCCCTCCCACTGAACCCCGGACCCGCAACCTGGGGGGAGGGGGGGTGTCTGAGAAGGAGGGAACCCCGCTGTGTCCGAACACACACCAGAGACGATAGAGACCTGTGAGTGCGACCTTTGCACCCTCGACCAGATCATGGCAGCTCGGGTAGTACTCGCTGCCGTGTCAGGCAAGGACGCAGATATGATGGTGAGGATGGCGAGCAAGCCGCCCCCCACCAAGGGTCTGCGGCTCGCGTGGGAGGACTTTATCCAGCGCAATTAGCGAGTTAGGGGGGAGGGGATGAGCGACAAGTCCAGAGTGGACGACGTGGTAGGGGCGTACATGGCGGAGTTATCCGAGTACCTACCGGGTATTCGGAGGCCCGTCGCGTCCGGCGTCAAGAAGTTGGTGCAGCAGGCCATCAACAGGGAGGGCTGGAGCCCATCGGAATGGCAGGAGTACTTCGCCTCCGTGCGGCAGATGCCATTCCTCCTGGGGCAAGTGAAACCCTGGCGAGCCAGCCTCTCGTGGCTCCTGGGGGTCACCAACATGGCGAAGGTGACCTCCGGCCAATACCTCCAGACGCAGGGAGGGGCGCCGGAGCAGACGCAGTCGATGAGATCACGGGTAGGGAGGGCTTTCGATGTCGAGCAGGCGCAGGGCCGGGGCATTCACGATCCTGATGGAGTTCCACGCATACCTCCAGTTGAGCGAGGAAGCCATCCGGTACTTTTCCAAGGCGACCGGACACCTGAGCGACGAGGTGTTTCAGGAGACGGTCGAGCGCCTGATCAAGGAGAAGGGGAGGCGGATCGCGAATTTACTCGCGACCTTTTTGGAGACTGCTGATCGGGTGCGCGAGGACCACGCGATGCTCGCCCAGTCGGAGAGGGTAGCGGCCAGCCACCGGGTCGAGGACCAAGGCATGTCATGGCGTGATTTCCTGACGAGCAGGGGGTTGCCGCCGGACACCAAATTAGGAGAGGCACAGATCAAATGAGCGAGGGCGCAGTGGATAAGACGGTGCGGAAACAAGCCGAGAAGATCATGGCTCAACACCGCGAGAACTGGATGCGTCGGAAGTTGATCGCAGACGCGACGGCGAGGGCGGCGTACCGGCTCCTCCTGGGCCGGGTGGAGGAGAAGGGGCAACCCTTGCCCACGGTTGACCGTGAGGCCACATCCATGGAGATGCTGGCTCAGATCGCATTGGCGGTGACCAGCGACGGCTACGACTTGGACGTGGTGCAGAAGGTGATTGACGAGGAGATGGAGGCGGGGCAGCCGAAGAAGGACGGGCCAACCCCTGAGGGCTCGCCTGCATGATGGTCATGCCGTCCAACAGCTGCGCGAATGTTGTCCACTATTGGGCCGGGAAACACCCCGGTCAACTGGGGCACCTCTATTCGCCAGGGGGGCAAAAGGGACCATTCTCGTGGCTCCCCTACGCCATAGACAATGGGGCATACCCAGCCTTTTCTAAGGGACGCCCGTGGGACGAGGCGGCGTTCACGGAGCTGCTGGCGTGGGCGCAGGAGGCAAGAGATTTCCGCGGCAAGGCACAGCCACCTCTCTGGGTCGTGGTCCCTGATGTCGTCGCTGACAAGTGCGCGACCCTCGACAGGTGGCAGGAGTGGGCGCCCAAAGTCTCCGCCTACGGCTACCCGTTAGCCTTCGCAGCTCAGGATGGCATGACTCCAGGGGATGTCCCACCCGAAGCCGATGTCGTTTTCATGGGCGGGACGAGGGACTGGAAGTGGGCCAACCTGGAGGTGTGGTGTGAGCAGTGCCCCCGCGTCCACGTCGGGCGCGTGAACACATACGGGCAACTCCGCAGATGCTCAGACGCTGGCATCGAGTCAGTAGACGGGACGGGGTGGTTCCGTGGAGGGATCAATGCCAATAACCAGCAACTACACCAGCTTCACCGATACCTGCGCGAAGAGGCGGGGGAGGCAACTCGGGAGATACAAAACACTGTCATGGGCTGGCGCGCTGATCTCCAACGAAAGGAAATCCTGGTGTCAACAGACGCGCCAGCCCATTTACCTACCAAGGGGAAGCAATGAAAGTCATCAAGGTGTTCAGGTTTGAGGCGGCGCATCGCCTTCCATACGTTGATCCAACCCACAAGTGCCACAACCTCCACGGCCATAGTTATCGAGTTGAGGTTGAGGTCTCAGGTGGACTCGACTTCGACAAAGGTTGGGTCGTCGATTTCGGGGAGATCAGCGAGCGATGGGACGGGCGTTGCAAGCCCCTCTTAGACCACCAAGTGTTAAATGACCACCTCGACAACCCGACCGCCGAGGAGCTCGCCCTGTTCATCATGAACAAACTCGCCGGTCCCTGGCCGATCACCAAGATCACGGTCTGGGAAACGGAACGGTCGGCGGCGGTCTTGGAAACCACCCCAACGACGCGCAAGAAGCCAGACCTCTCCGCAAGAGACCTTCGCCCAACCCCTGACCACCAAGTCGGCGCATGAGGGTGGGCTCACTCTTCAGCGGGATAGATCTCGGCACCCGTATCATGGAGGTCCATGGCAAGCCCGACCCAGAGAACGCTTGAGTATCTGCGGAAGCAGGGCTGGACACCCGACGTGTGCGAGCGATGGCTGCCCGCCATGGCAACGCCAGCGAAGGGGCAGCAGCCAGCTCTGTTCCGCTTAGTCCGACGCAAAGACCTGTGGGGGTTTGGCGACGTGATCGCCATCGCGCCCGATGAGCAACCCCTGATAGTTCAGTGCACCTCAGGGTCGAACACCGCTGCCCGTGTGAGCAAGATGCTCGACGACCCGGACGTTAGCCCACGGGTCGAACTGGCGATGCGCTCAGGGATCCGAGTCGAGGTGTGGGGCTGGCGCAAGATCAAACTCAAGCCCGGGGGCAAGGCCGTGCGGTGGGCACCGAAGATCCAACCGCTCTCGCTCGCTCTCTTCGAGCACAAAAGAAGAGCCCCCGAAGATCGCGATCCATGATCTTCGGGGGCTCCAGCTTGGGTTAGGATAACCGACGCGAGATTCTAACCCTCGCGAGGATTATCGCCAACCTGCACCTCCCCAGAAACTGCGTACCCGAGGGTGGCTTCCACTTCTCGAAAGAGTTCCCTCAAGAACGGGAGCATCCTATCCGCCACCTCCGCCCCCAGTCGAGCGTGCGCCCTCAACAATTGATCCTCACCCCCAGGGCCGCTCCTGACCTCTCGCGCCAGATGGACAGTGCGGGCCTTGTCATCAAGCACCTTAATCCGCAGCCACCACTGGTTTATGCGCTCGCGGCGCACCAGAGGGTCGGTCAAGACGCAGCCTCGCGACGGCGGCGAAGGCGAGATATCGCCTGATGCGTCCACGGTCGCCCCTGAGCGGTCGGCATGTTGCGAGCGTTCAGGTGGTTGGCAACCTCCCTCGTGGTGTAGTTGCCAGAGAGCAACGTCTCCAAGGCCACGCGGGTGTCCACGGGGAGGCCCCGGTCTGCCCGATGGCGGTTGAAGTCCTCCCCCCGCGCTGCCTTGGCCTGCAAGGCGGCCCGCGTCCGCTCGCTGATCAACCCCGCCTCCAACTCGGCCACCGCGGCCAGAATCGTGACGCCGAACCGGCCCATCGCAGAGTCTGTGTCGATCCGCTCCTTCACGGAGTGGAACGCCCACTCGTCGCGCTTACTCTCCTCCACGATGTCCAAGATCGTCCGCACGGAACGGGCGACACGACTGATGTCCAACACCACCAAGTGTCGCACCCCGTCCTCCCGCTCCCGCAGCATCGTGAGGCACCGCTGGAGACCCTCGCGGTGAGCAGTCTTGCCAGTCAACCCCTCGTCCCTGATGACATCCACTAAGTGGAAATCGTGCAGTTGGCAGTACGCCCGGATGCGAGCCTCCTGGGCCTCCATGCCCAGTCCGCTCTCCGCCTGCTCCACCGTGCTCACTCGCACATAACCAATAGCCTCGTTGTCACCCATTCGTCGGCCTCCCCTGCTTCCTCGGTTCCCACTTCCGCACGGACGCCAGCGGCACCCCCTTCACAGCGCGGTGCTCACTCGTCTTGATCTCGACATAGGGGAGATCCCCCCGCTCCACCGCCGCCTGCACCGCGGCCCACGAGCAACCCTTCATCTCTGCCACCATGGTCAGTGACACAAACGGGGTACTCTCCATCAGCCTGCTCATGCGTCGTCTCCTTTCGCCTCGTCGCCCGGGTCGCAGTCAACGAGAAAGTCCTTCCCGCCCTCCAGCTCCTCCGCACAACGCCGGGACACGTTGCGCCGACACTCATCACAGAGCTCGCGCCAGGATGGCCTCTCCACGAGACCGCAGCACACACACATGTTGCGCTCCTTTGTCATGTCCACATGATCGCCCAAAACCCGTGAACCATCAAGAGCCCATCGGCCCATCGGCTCACGTCAGGGTGGGCGCAAACCCCTGCGGCGGAGGGCCTCGAGGCCTGGTGCCCGGCACGAGCTCCGGGCACCCCCTGGGACCCGGGCAACGAGAGAACCCTTGCGTCCTCTCGATTTGTGCTACCGTGTCCACAGGGGGATTGGCCCCCGACAGGAGGACCGACATGGCGAAGAGTTATGAGGCACCGACCGTGGCCTTCGCAGAGTTTCAGGCCAGCCCCAAGGGGGGACGCATGAGCGACAACAAGGACGTGGCGATGTTTTGCGACAATGTCGGGGCCATCGTGGGGGAGGCGTGGTGGGACCCGTCGCCAGACATGGACCTCCTCGCAAAATTGGCCGAGGCCGTCGAAGCCGACGACTACAGTTGCGATCACCCTGTAGATTGGGCATGGGGCTATCTGTTCGGCGTCGCCTCCTCCGGGGGCCAGACCATGCTGGACTGCGTGCGTGACATGATCGCCCTGGCGCAGACTGCCGGACAGGAGGGAGAGTCATGAGGGCCATCGGTTACATGGCGATGATCCTGCTCTTCCCCGTCTGCATGATTCTCTGGATGCTCGACACCAACAACGAAAGGATGGACCGATGAAGATCACAAAGATCGACCGCGAGGCCTGCAAGGCCCTTCAGGAAGAACTGCAAGAGGCCCTGACCGAAGTGGGCGACCGCCTCGGCGTCCGACTGACGGTCGGCAACGCTTCGTACTCCGACACCCGCGCCACGATCAAGGTGGAGGCGAACGTGGTCAACGAGGACGGCACGGTTACGAGCAAGGAGGCCGAGGCGTTCACCCGGTTGGCGCCCCGCTACGGGCTGGACCCCGCCGACCTTGGCCGCGAATTCACCTCCGGGGGCGAGACCTACCGGGTCTCCGGCCTGAACACTCGCAGCATGAACCATGAAGAGATCGAGCTCCCGGAGGACCCGGCGTCCGCGATCCGCGTGCTGGAGGAGGGGTCTACGACCGCCCCTGTGGTCGTCTTCAAGAAGAGCCCCATCTGTCCGGTCAGCACCATGGCGGAGGGGAACTTCCAACGCTGGCTGTCCGCCAGGGGAGACGATCCCCTGAAGGTGTGCGTCGTCGATGTCATCAGCCAACGGGGTCTCGCCCGCGGGCTCACATCGGAGCTGGACATCCGGCACGAGTCACCGCAGGCGCTGGTGTTTCGGGAAGGGGTCCTGACCTGGCACGACAGCCACGGGGGCCTCACGGAAGACGCCTTCGCTGCGGCTCTGGGTTGACCCCGGCCTCAGGGCGCGTCGTCGCCGGCGGCGTAGGTGATGGTGGACTCGGCGCACGCACCCCGAGGCCATCTCCGCCCGCTACCAGGGCACCAAGTGGGCGCCAGGTCGCGCCCAGCTCCGCCCGTCACCCGAGGGCCTCGAGACGTGGCCGGGGCCCATCGGACGCGGTTGGCCACGCGCCCAGCTCGGGAACCCCGGCGTGCCAGGGTGAGGCCCCTCGCCCGGGGCACCAGGTCGGGGCATGGGCGCCCCCCCCCCGGTGGAATCCGTGAGCCGTCACGAATTAGTGGTAGTGTGGGGGAGCGGGAATGGGCCCGCATTGGAGGAACCGACATGGGAACCTTGAGCGTAGTGGCCGTCGTGGCCATCGGGTTCGCGATACTTGAGATTGCAACGGAGATAGCGTCATGGCGCCGCTAAACAGGAACGGCGCCGTTTTCTACAGGGGTCCGTCCATGATTGACGGCGCCCCGATAATCGGCGTGGCTACCGGATTCCGCGTGGAATCCGATAACGGGAAAACAGGGGACATGATCCAAACGTGGATCATGCCGGAATCCGTGGAGCCGCCGACGGCGGCACGTAACGGCGCGGATCGATCCGTGTGTGGGGATTGCAGCCACGCCTACCGACCCGACGACGACGACGATGACACCCGTACGTGCTACGTGGATGTCGGCAAGGCACCGTTAGCGGTTCACCGTTGTGCTTCCCGTGGCGGCTACCCGGACTACGCCACATGTGGGAGCGACTACGCATTGTCATCCGCCATCATAGGCGCCGACATGGACGTTCACGCTCCCGACGGTTGGAAACTACGTATGGGATCATGGGGCGATCCCGCTGCAATCCCTGCGGACGTGTGGGCCCACGCGGTGGATACTATCGTGGTATCCGGCTGGACCGGCTATACCCACCAGTGGAACGCCCCCCGCGGTTCCATTCTCCGCCGTAACGTCGATAGGTTGCGTCCGTACGTTATGGCCTCCGTCGAATCCGAACGGGAAGCACGACGTGCCCAACGGCGTGGCTGGCGGACCTTCCGGGTTGGGCGCGGGCTGGACGACATGGCGGAGAACGAGACTCTCTGTCCCGCGTCCGAAGA